AGCTGCATCGTCTGTGTGTTTAAAAATGTCTTTTAACAATTGATGTACAAAATCACGTGGAGTGGTATCATTATTTAAAATGTATACTTGATATTTAGAAGGCTTTGCATACCCTGTAGTTAACACTTCGTTAATACTCAATTTTGAACTCATTTCAAATCCTCTTCATAGTATTTAGTTAAGAATGGGGGAGTAATCCCCCATTTGTATACCTTATCCTTCAATTAGGTTAGGTTCGGTAATTGCAATCTTTTTAGGTTGCATTTCTTCTGGCACTAAACGTTTAAGATGAACGTTAAGCATGCCAAGTTCAAGCGATGCACTTTCTACTTCAATGTAATCAGCAAGTGTAAACTCTCTTGTAAAGTTACGTGAGCCAATTCCTTTGTGTAGATAATCTACTTCGTCTTTAGTATCAGGTGAAGTTCCTTGGATAGTAAGCACGTTCTTTTCTAGTGTTATATCAAGGTCTGACATGTTGAAACCCGCTACAGCAACAGAGATCATAAACTCGTCGTCGGACAGTTTTACAATGTTGTATGGTGGGTATGAAGTAGTTTTTGAGTTCTCGAACACTCGGTCCATTTCACGGAACATTCTGTCAAATCCAACAGAAGCACGAGCAAGTTGTGGTAAGTCGAGAGTAGTGTATCTTGTCATTGTTTATCTCCTTTATAAGCAAGATATAATAGTGAGCCCTTTCGGCGCTCACTATTATTTATACATGAAATCACAGCGTTTGTCAATTTCCGATAGTATTTTTTTCATAAACTGCATTGTGTGTTTGTGTGCAACGTACAAAGGTTGTACACTTGCTAAGTTGCTTGAGCGATGCTGCTCCTACATACGTACAAGTGCTTCGGATACCGCCAAGAATATCCTGGATAGTGTTTCCTACTGGGCCGCGGTATGGCACAAGGATAGTGCGTCCTTCCGATGAACGATAATCTTTAAGTCCGCCGAAGTGCTTTTTGTTTGCAGTTTGGCTACTCATTCCGTAGAACTTGCGAAACTCTTTACGCTCAATAACTGGCTTGTAAATTTCGTCTTCTTTCATATAGTAGTACTCGTTATTATGTACATACTTGAAGATTTCTTCGCCGCCGCCTTCGTCATGTCCGGCTAACATACCGCCGAGCATTACGAAATCAGCGCCAGCTGCAAATGCTTTTGCTACATCACCTGGAGTCGTACAACCGCCATCAGCAATAATATGTCCACCAAGACCATGAGCAGCATCAGCACATTCCATGACTGCAGAAAGTTGCGGATATCCCACCCCAGTCTGAATCCTAGTAGTGCACACACTGCCAGGCCCAATACCGACTTTGACAATATCAGCTCCATTTAGAATTAACTCCTGTGTTTGATCTGCTGTAACCACGTTACCAGCAATAATAGTTTTAAAAGGATAAGTTTCACGTAGATGTCTAATAAATTCTACAAAACGTTCTGTGTAACCATTTGCTACATCTACGCAAACAAACTGTAATTTATCTAAAACTTTTTTATGCACTTGCTCAAGTTTATCTAAGTCAGCATCGCCTATACCGATGCTCATTGCCACGTAAGGCTGTGGTTCTGAAAAGAAATCTTCTAGTTCTTCTGCTGAGTAAGTTTTTACTAAACAAGTAAACATTTTATGATCGCTAAGTGTGCGAGCCATTTCGAATGTTCCTACACCGTCCATGTTGGCAGCTATAATAGGAACACCAGTATAATCATATTCGTTAATACGAGCACCTTTTGCACCTACAAAATTGTAGTTACGCTCCATACTAACATTTTTACGAGAAGTAAGACGACTGCGCTTAGGGCGTATTAGTACATCTTTATAATCTAACTTTACATCATTTTCAAGGTGCATTAGAAGCCTCTGATAGCTAATTCTTTTCTTACTTTTTTAAGATGGCGAGCACGTCCTGCTGCCTTTGCACGTTTTCGTTGTTGGCTTGGTTTGATGTATTCTTTTCTATTTCTAAACTCTTGAATAATGCCCTCTTCTTGGACACGCTTTTTAAATTTGCGGATGGCGCCGCCGACGTCATTGTTTTTGACGTATACCTGCATACCTTTAAGGCGCAGTTCATCTCGAGCATATTGCTCTATATGTTTATTAGCCAATTAAGCCTCCTATTTTGTCTGTCAATTGGTCGTAGTTATATAGTCGCTTTCTACTTAAAAAATTATAAAACAGGTTCTCGCCTTGTGTCAACCAATAAGTTTTATTTTTAGATAAAATATAACTGTCTAATATTTTTACAGTCGATGGCGTATTATCCATATCATAATAAACAAGATCGCTTTGGTCAATTGTAGACATTAGCCATTCTGGATTATGAGAGTCGTTAGATTCTTCATAAAGATAAATGGATACACTTGTTTCTAAAGTTTTCAAATATTCGTTAAGTAGATTTTTTACTTGTGGACTAGGATATATCAACAAAATTTTTAAGCTGTCATCATAAACTTTGTCAGGATGAGTTATTACTGCTATTTCCATTTCTTATTTTATTCCATATTGAATTTTCATTTTGTTCGTCATTTTGCTTGTATTCAAAATGTTCGGGATCCCAAGGTAAATGGTTAATTTTTTCTCGTTCGTATGCATCTTTATATTCCTTTAAGGTACGAGTAGGATTTTGTTCTTTCCATACTCGTTTTAGTTTCATCCATTCGGGATCCGAATCTTCTAGTTCTGATATTTCTTCAAGAGTTTTTCGGTTTGATTCTTCCGAGGACTTTAAATTTTTTTTTTTCCTATGGTGTGCTTCTGCAAATTCATCTACACTTACACCATCTAACCCATCCTTCTCATTACCTAATTCCCATAGTGCATCAAAAAGCTGTTCTTTGTATTCATCTTGACCATAAGGTTTTAAATCATCGATTACAGTTTCATGTGTGTCAACTTCATGAAATTCAATGCTGGTGTCTTTGCCTTCTTCGTGCTCGAGTGCTTCTTCAAGACCGTCTTGAAAATTAGAAAATAAACTGCCTACGTGAGGATTTAGTTTTTCTTTGGTTTCGTTAACCGTGTCCAAGTTCGCTTTCGTCTCGTTGAGCTTTGGCGGTGTTTCTTGGTAAGTAGTTTTTTCATCTTTTTCACTTAATCTTTTTTTTTTGACGGCGTAGGATCAGGTTGGTTCTCACGTGAAAACCTAAATGTATATTGTGCTGCAATAAGAAGTAGTACAGCTAGTGGATCAAACACAAAGATAATAATAACAATTACCCAACGCACAGCTTCTTCTAAAAGATTTTGTGTTGCATTTTCACCATAGATAAATTCTGCAATATATCGGATAGGACCTACTTCTGCTTCTAGCTTACGATACTCACTTTGCAATGCAAACTTTTCATCGGTCAGTGCGTCAAGCTCTGTACTAGCTTCACGGATACGTTCACGCTGTTCTGCAATAAGCAGTGATAGATTAGTTTCGTCGCTTGATGTTAACTGCTGTGAATATGTGTCGATAAGTGCATTAGAACGATCGATTTCTTTTTGACTTTGTTCACGGATACGTGTAATTTCTGCTCGTGCAGCGACCACTACAGGATCTGTAGAAATATATTCTAGTTTACGAAGCAGTTCTTCACGTTCAGCTGCACGTTCTTCTTGCCAATTACTAACTGCTGTTGCACTTTGTCTGCCCCAACGACCGTCGGCAGTTACTCCTACCATACCTTGTGCAAGAGCAATTTCATTAGCAGAAAGATGACCTTCAAGTTTAGCGATTTGATCATCGATACGTTGAATCTGGTCTTCTACAACTCCACGCTTTGCATTGATAATTTCTTGCTGTTCGTTGATTTGAGGCTGGATACGTTCTAGTACAGCTTGTATACGACCTTCTTCAATTTCAATTTGTTGTTGAATGTTTTGCTGACCAGATGAACCTGAAGTTTCAAACTGTTCAATACGACGATTTGCATCTGTAATGATACTGTTTTCTGCTTCAATTTTTGCTTCTAGTCTATCAATCTGTGCAAGGCTTTGATCACTTGCTGCTGTCTGTTCAATATGCGCTTTTGACAAGAAGCCAAAGATGCCCATAGATGTAATGAACATAAGAACAAATACCGCAGTGCTAAGATAAGTCTTAAGCCACCACGTAGCTCGGCCCCAATAGTTATGAAGCCACACTGCTGTTACAAGTTTGCCAACTTCTAGTACTACGCCCATGATAATAATCGGCACAGCAGCCGCGGCAAAGATTGCAACTAGACCAGCAACAGAGTACCAAATAGCAACAGAGCTAATACTAAGTGCTGTAAGTAAAACTAAAATTCCAAACCACATATTATATTTATTCCTTATCCTCGTACAAAACTGGGAACTCTCCTTTAAAAAGAGCTCGCAATTTATCTAAATCTTCAGGCGTTGTATCTTCTCTATCATACCCTAAACGTTTCATTTCGCGTAACAATACTTTGCGACGTTCAACTTCGCTATCAATATAAGCATTATAAGCAGCACGTTCACGGTTTTGCAACCATTCCTTCACAGGCTCTTCTAGAAGTAACTTATAGGAAAGATATATCGGAGCCACAATCCAAAACCCAGTAAAAACCAGAAAAAACAATTCTATCATTATTTTTCAATCCTTTCTACAAAAAAGTCTTCGGTCAGCCAACGTAGGTCATTAGTTTCGACTGACCTGAGAAGAACATCACCAAAGGTACCTGGACGTTTTTCAACAACAAGCCACTTGGTACCATGCTCTTTAATTCTCTGCTTACCTTTCTTGGTATGCCCTTTAAGATGGAAGATCATTTTACTGCCCTTCTTCAAACAGGCTCTTTGCCGAAACAAACGAACCGTCTGCTAGTTGAAGTTTAATGTCCGGTAAAGAACCGAAACCTATGATACGATCAACAACTTTTACGCCGTTGATTTCTTTTACAGTCCACATGTTTTCCATGTGCTTTTTGAACGCTTGATTCATTGTAGGTATAACCTCTTTGCTATTGTTATACTATTATATTAGCACCACTAGGCCAAGCTGTCAACCTCTACGCATTTTGGAGATTTCAACAGCGTCCTCTTGACTGAACACAGGAACCATATTGCTCTTGTGTAGTGTAGCAATACCTAGTAGCTTGCGAGCACCGTTGTAGGTCTTAGGCTCTGCTGGTGCTGCGTGACCGCCTGCGCCTACACCTGCGCTAGGTGCTGTGTTGCCTTGACGTTCGTGACTGCGATCACGTTCGAATGGAAGTGTGTTAACAGGCTTCTTCTTGCGAGCCTTGAGTTGATCAGGGTGTGTACCCATCTTGCGCAGCCATTTGTCATGTGCGGCTGCCGCAGCACGATCATATTTGGTAAGACCACGAGTCTTACGTTTTTTAGTGTTTGTTGTAGAAAGGCCCTTGGCCAATGACATAGTCATAAAAAAACTGCTCCTTCAACTGTTTAAAGTATAAAGGAGCAGCTTTGAAAAGTCAACTATTAATTATATTAGAATGACCATGTAGCGCCAACAGATGTGCTTGTACGATCAAAAGCAGCATCAAAAGCTGTGGTGCTGTATATTTCTAGTCCATTTGGCATTTCGTAAGACACAGTTACCTCAGCGCCGCCAAGTGCAAATCCGCCCATGTCCCAAGCAGATGTGTCAGCTTCTTCAGCCGCTAGATCAGTTGCGTTAACAAATCCAACAGAACCGTCCATTGCTAGATTCCATGGAAGATCAGCAGTAGCACCTACAGTAATTTCTGTAGCACTATCGCCGTCCCACCAACCAGCGTCTGGTGTAGTAGTGTGTTCAATTCCAACATACGGAGACATGCCGCCGCCACTTGTTAGATCTTGTGCGCTAGCAACACCAGCGACAGTAATAGCCGCAGCAGCAGCCACGGATGTAATAATAGTTTTCATTTGGTTTTCCCTCCATTTTAAAAACTGTTTTTATTTAGTTTTGACGTTATATTTATCGTATTTTGTACCAATTTATAGGTCATTTTTACGATCTTGTATCTCTTTTCTACGATCTTTTACTAATTTGCCTATTTCGCCTAATGCTTTTCTTGCCCTAACAGCAGCAGCCTTTACATCTTTTTCATCAAATAATTCTGCTTCTTTTATGTAATTTTGAAATTCGTGTACAATTTGTTCATGTAAATTCATTATTGATCCTCGTGTCTTACATTAAAATAAATTTCTAGTTCACGAAATCCTCCTACAAGCTGCCCGTCAATAAAAATTTGTGGCACAGATTTTGCATCTGGTACAGCCTTTAGTAATTGTTCTCGTGTATGTGTGTCGCCTACTTTGTTTTCGGTGTAGCTTATATTTTTTTGTGTAAGTAAAGATTTAGCAGCTTCGCAATAGCCGCAATTGTCTTTACTCCATATTACTACTTCCATTATATATCCTTTCTAAGGTAGCGCAATGCCGGTAGTGGATTGTGTATATTGTTTTGCAATGTCTGTTTCTGTCTTAGCCATACAGCTAATAGAGTTTGACCTAAATTGAAATTTAGTGTCCGGTGCTACACTAAACATAAATGGTCCTAATCCTAAGCCTTGCTGTTGCATAACCAGCATCATAGGTTTTATTAGTGTAACATTGCCGTCGACAGTAGTATCAAATCTACCTACAACTTCTTCGCCACTAGTTAACTTTAGAGACACTGTGTCTCCTGTTTTAAATGGTGCTTCGATAAGCATTATAATTTAAATCCTTTTAACATATCATTATTTACATCTTGTTTAATGCCACCCACAATATATGACTCAACTTCTGTTTCTTGTGGAGCCACTTGTAGTGTGTTAGAGCTTAACCAATGCTGTGTCCACGGTAGCGGGTTTGTATTTACCGGAGCATCAAAAATAGCATCATAGCCGATTGCTTTTAGTCTACGGTTAGCGATGTATTCTACGTATTGGTGTAGAAGTGTTTCGTTAAGACCAATCATAGAACCATCTTTAAACAAATAAGTTGCCCATGCTTTTTCTTCTGCTACGCACTCGCGCCACATGTCGTAAACCTCTTCCTTGCATTCTTTAGCAATTTCCACCATTTCAGGATCGTCCTTACCTTGTGCCCATAGTTTTAAAATATGCGTAGTTAGTGCCAAATGCTGTGCTTCATCGCGAGCAATAAGTGAAATAATTTTAGCACTACCTTCCATCATTTTAAGTTCACCAAAACCAAAAGTACATGCAAATGAAACATAGAAGCGTAAGCCCTCGAGAATGTTTACATTCATCATTGCTAAGTAAAGTTTTTTCTTCACTTCGCGCATAGAACCTTTTTTATGATGGAACCAATTGTCACTTGCTTCATTAAACGCATCGTAGTTTTTAGTAACTGATACTGCACGTTCAATAATACGATCATCTTCGAGAATAGTGTCAAGCACTTCGCTTGGATCAGCATAAATGTTTTTCATGATGTGTGTATAGCTACGTGAATGAATGGTTTCAAAGAAGTCCCAGGTTACAATACAACCTTCTAGCTCAGGAATACTTACATGAGGTAAAAAGCTTAGACAAGGCCCACGTCCTTGTACTGAATCAAGTAGAGTCTGATACTTTAAGTTAGCTGTAAAAATATGTTTTTGTTCTGGTCTAAAGTTTGCGTAGTCTGCTCGATCTTTTTGTAAGCTAACTTCTTCCGGTCTCCAAAAATATCCTAGCATAGTTTGATTTAATTTATCAAACACAGGAAACTTAAACACATCGTAACGCTGAGTGTTTTGCTCAGCACCAAAAAACATATTCTGTTTAGTAAAGTCTACTTTCTCTTGATTAAATACGGTCTTGCTCATATTGCGCATGCCTCACACATTTCATCTTCCTCGGGTTGATTTGAAGAAATAATAATTGTTTCTTCTAATTTAGGCTCTTCTTCGATTATCTCAGAAGGGTCAACTTTGTAATCGTAAGTGTTTTGATAGTAGCTTGTCTTCCAACCTAGCTTGTAAGTTGTTAATAAGTCT